ATGCATCTAGAAGTCTCTATTAATCCAGAAACTAGAGCTGAATTTTTTGATGAAGTTTTTCTCAAATTCCCGGAGCTAGAGTCTTCTATCATTGATGATTTCAAGAGATACAAAGCAACCGGTGAGCTTCCGCATTATTTCGGTAGGGACGTTGCGTATACTCAGCCTTATGGTGCTTTTCGGGCTGGGTTGATGCATATCCATCTTTGTCTACCGCCAAACAAGTTTCCCGAGAAACTTCCACAACCGGATAGGGTCTGCAAGAAAGGTGATCCTGATAATGATGCTTGTCTTGTGTATGTCCAAGGTGAGCTTTATGAGAATAAATATTCACTCATTGCTATTATGTATCCCGATGCACATGAAAAAGCAAGAAAACATGATGTGATGAGCTATCTGGCGCGAATTGCCCAGAATTATAAAGATGAAAACTAACCCGCCGAAGCGGGTTTTTTGTGAGATTAGTTATTTATTTTCCTATTTGTTCTTACCCTCTCCCATTCAATTCTGCCTTCTTCACGCCGTTTATCTATATATTCAGCAAGATCCTGAATGTTGATGCAGCGCTTTGCTTTCTGTGATGTACCAACACGATAAGTCGGGATCGGCAACTGGCATGCATTTGCTTTCGCTTCTGCTGTGTTAGGGCTCATACCGAAATACTTTTGGCATACAGCTGACAGCTCAATGTTTGGGGTATTGAATTCAGCCATCAGTAAAAACAAGGTGTTCATAATTTTCTCCATCAAAACCGGCTGCACCCGGGAAAATCATAATTCTGTGCTGGTGGCAGGAATTAATTTCTGCCAGATAGCGGAAACATATTTTGCCTGATGACGGGCATCAGCCAGGGCGTTGTGCCGTTCGCCATCGAAAGGCATGTCCATTTTGGGGTCGAATCCGATGGAACGCCCAAGCGTAACGATCGTGCGTACATCGTGGTCATTCCAGTATGCCCACGGGCAGATTTGTCCTGCTCGCTCATAAGCTCCACGTAAAATTACGTTGTCGAAGGTGGCTCCGTTACCCCAGACTTTTAAATATTTCGTATTGTCTGCGTGCCGGTTAATGAAATGATTTAGTTCTGAGAGAGCATCGCTGATCGACAAAGTATCATCAATACAGATTGCAGCTCGTGCTTCAGGGCTTTGTTTCAACCACCACAGGATGGTATCGCCGTCAGGTGTAGCTCCTAGCTTCATAGCACTGTCCAGGCTAACAACCGTATAGAATTCTTGTCCGATGTCTCCGGTTTCTGGAGTGAAGAACACCGCGCCAATGGAAACGATCGGTGCATCCTTATTTTTCCCCATCGTCTCAAGGTCGATCATTAAGTTGTTCATCACTTCACCTCTTGTGATGGTTTTGCTGCAAAATACTCGATACCTTTATCCCAGATAGATTTTATGGTCGACCACGTGACTGGCACTTTAATTTCAATACGTCCGCTCCCGTCACAGGTATCGCAATCATCATCGCCAAAGCATTCCAGGCAGCTTATAAACGTAGTTTCTGAAAATTCACCGGATAGCGCCCCCTTAGCGCCGTTCTCGGCTGTTAGTCTCTTCGGCACCATAACCCAACCATCCGGAGTTACCGGAGAGTTGCCAGACAGTGCGTTCTGCAATCGTTCCAGCTTAACGTATTCCTGAACCCTGTTTCCGTCGCACGCCTGAAGCCATTGCACAGCCTTTTGCGCATCAGTGTGAAAGGTACAAGTGCGACCGTCATCAAATTGCATTTCGTAGAGGTCAGCAACCTGTTTAAACTGCGTTTGTGGCAACTTGTAAGCCTGGCTTGCAGGTACGGCACCATAGAGCATGGCAGCTCGGCAGGCGTTCCAGCCTTCATCAAAACCGACTATGCCATTATTTAAAGATGGACGAGCATCTGGCACCACCGGCACTGGCTTGGCTATATATAGCGGCTGAACATACCAGCCCTTTGATAACCAACTGTCAGCAATGTTTTTACTCCTAGTTATTGCCGGAATACCTAAGCCATTGTCTGAATGCAGCCATGCCACCGGATCCTCTTCCAGCGATGCCAGAGCAATTTCATAAGCACGGCGCTCAACATTGTCTCGCACGTCCATGCTGCTGATTCGTTCTTTGATTTCTTTAATCAGTTCTTTATCGGTAAATGTGGTCATTATGCTCCAGCCTCCGGTGCTTTTGGCATTACTGCCCAGTGAGTGATATTGACGTTTTCAAGGTCCCCGACCTGAAATGTCCACTGCCATTCTCCGGTTTCTTTTTGCCCCCATGTATACCAGAGAGAACGCCAGCCAATCAGCCAGCCTTCTCCATTAGCATCAAATAACAGAATACTTTCATTCGCTGGCGGCAGTTCAGCTGACACTGGTATTACTTTGTTTTCCAGTGCTGCACATTTAGCTTCAAGCGCATCAAATTTACGCACCAGGTACTCAGCATTTGTTTCATTCACTTTCAGATCTCGTGGTACACATTTCCCGCGAAGAAACCCTTCCATTTCGAAAACATTCATGCGCATTTGCGTAACTCCGATAACTCGTTAAAACGTTCCATAAACATCCCATAGGCATGGCCTGGCGACAGTGGAATAACTTTGAACATCTCTGTTGCCGGGATACCTTCCAGTACAGGCCAGAAAGAGCCATCATCAAGCCCGAGATCGCGGCGTTCGGTTGCCAGCATGATGAGATCGGCATATTTCACGGGCGTGCTCATAACCGGGGGTAACCCGTATTTCTCACGGATTACGGCGTCTATTTTTTCTTCCATCCGTTTATAGTCAGGAAGAAGGCGTTTCAGTGGCGCGGGGATGTCCTGGCAATACGCTTCTGTTGCATCATGCATTAATGCTTCAAAAGCAAATTCCTGCGGTACCAGCTGGCTGCAAAGCACCGCATGTTGGGCGACGCTGTAGAAATGTGAAAGATGTCCTGCAAAGCGACAGATATTTGAAAGAGAAACCGCGATATCGTTAATAACGATGTCGTCTTTATTTATCCTGTCATAATAAAAATGCTTCCCGGAAAAAGTTTTAATAAATGACATTTTGTTCTCCACGTATATGCGCTGCACCGCGCTGAATTCTGGTAAAAGGAAGCCCTCACCATCCGGCGATTATTGAGTTAATTACGTTTCCATAAATGCCCCCGCAGGGGCATTTGCAGTAATGAAATCAGGCGGTGAAAGTACCAATAAAGGTTTCTACTTTGCTGTCTTTGAATTTCTCAACAAGCAGATCACGAAATTCGTTAGCCATTTCTTCCTGCACTGCTTCCAGCTGAATAATGCGCAGAACCAGTACAGGACGATCGCCAGTGATAATGCTGAGGCGTAATTTAAATGGACGTTCTTTCAGACCTTCAAACGGAACGCATTTAAATTCAAATGCCACTGGCATAATATCTTTGGTCTTCGCTTCGACAGACTCCATCAGGGAGCGTTTGCCGCTGAAGTCATTATCTTCAAAATCAGCGGTCTGGTTTGCTTCAATCGTGATTTTACGGACAGCCGCAGCCGCTTTTGTTGCCTGAATAGCGTCACCATTAGCATCAAAGCCCACAAGGTAGTCGGCCCAGTCTTCAATCCATTCTGCCAGTGACTTCTGGGAGTTACGCTCGCCATTAACAGACAACAGAGCAGAGAACGGTGCTGTCTTTTTCAGTTTGAGAGTGGCGGTGTTATCTGCGTGACCTGGTTCATCAATAGTACCCAGGTTAATCACACTGACGGCTCGCATATTATCGGCATCGATAAAGCAGCGGGTGCCTTCATCTGCAAGATCTTTAGAATAACGGGTAAAGTCATCGATGCTGGCAGTGGAAAGCGCACCACGGAAACGGAAGCGATTTAAATTAAATTTCTCCAGATCATGAATGCGGAAATTCTCAGGCAATGCCACAGCATCGGCACCAATCTTACTGATAATTTCATTAACACCCTGAGCAGAAATAAGGGCATGGATTTGATTAATTGCGGTTGCGTCTAAGTTCTGAGACATAATAAGTCCTCACTATATAAAGATATTCAGTGATGAGATAAATAATCGGTTAATTAAGAACGATATTAATGACCTGCTGCGCGGAGTTTTCCGTCAGGTTCACCGGCAAGAGTCAGTAATTGTCCCTGGTCTTCCTGCAGAATAGTCAGGCGACCACCGCGATTGACATACATCGGCGTTTCGGTGGTGTCTTCTTCGGAAATTTTCCCGCGGTTAGTCGGGCGAACATATGAGAGTTTGTGTTTGATTTTCACACGGTTCTCATCAAATGGTTCGATTTCCAGGTTGAGCGAGACCTTACCTTTGGTTTTCGTGTTCATCACACCGGAAGCGACTTCACTGAGAACAGCGCCGATTTTGGTTTCAAATACGCCGCCGTCCAGCTCCCCGATAAATGCCTGCACATCAGTACTGCGTTCGCTAGCCATTTTGCTGCTCCTCATCATATCGACCCTGCAAGGTCGGTTGGTTTCTCCACAAAACAGAGAAGAACACCTGCGGTGACTGCCGCCCGGATGGATTGGGTTATGAGCCCGTCGTCCGGTGATGCTCTTCTCTGTTTTGTAAAAAGAGCGGTACCAGCCGGAAGCAAGTGTACAAACTGGTACCGCCAAAGCAGTGGCTGTTGTGGTGGGGTTGTCACTCAGGCGTATGGTCAACCTGACAATCCGGTGTCCTCAACGGGGAAAGAGTAACCCCGCCATACTTACCGCCGCGCCATTTCGCGGATTACCACAACGCTGAGAGCACTTAGCCAGTTACGGCACCACACTTTGTCGCGGTTCCATAAATGCCCTCATCGTTGCACCCTGGTCTCTTCCCAGGCGTCAAACCGGATCGCCACGCTGGTTAGGCGTCTTATCAGCATCCTCATTGACTTGCACATTCCGGCTACCTGGTTTGTTTGCCCGAGCAAGGAGTGGATTGTCCCCTTTAACGTCCCCAGACCGCTAACGACGCATGTGCCATACGCCGTGTTACAACCAAATTTTGTTAGTACCTTGTTTGTAGGTCTGGAGAGAAAGATAAAATGAAGTTGCGCATTATGCAAGTGTTTTATTGCGAGATAAGCAATTTGGTGGGTAATGAAAAGCCACCTTCTGGTGGCTAATTGATGTTGAGGTAGGGGGTTAATTGTGTCGCTTAAGGGTCTGTGACTGACTGATTAAGACCTTTCCAAAGACCATAAACCGGTGTTCGTTTTCGCTGGTAATTCCCCATTCGCGGTAAATCTGATTATCAGAAATTACCAGCAGTTTATCAGGTATCATTTGCAGTCGTTTGACGTAAATTTTATCATCAAAACCAAATACATATATACCATCCCCATCAAACTGATTGATACTGATATCAACGAAGATGAGATCTCCTGGCTCAATGGTTGGACACATACTGTCCCCACGAACGTTGATAACTTTAATGTGATTTGCTGGTCGTCCACCAAACATCGATACAGCATTATCAGTTCTGTATTCAATGGCATGAATCACATCAATGACATCACCGCCCTGGATAAGGCCATTTCCCGCACTGGCACTGACATCCAGCATTTCAATACGGAATACATCCTTCACCTGCGCAACATCCTCACTAATACTGTTTTTACATACAGTATTACTTTTGAGGTCTGAGGTAAAGAGATCAGCAATATCAACACCTAAGCTCCTGGCAATATTACTCAGGGCTTGTTCAGTGAATTGTTTCTGCTTACCTGTTTCGAGGCGCGAGATATTCGCCGCATCCACTCCTATTGCTTCAGCGAGATCGGCGATTTTCATGTTCTTCGCCTGGCGAAGTTGTCTGACTCGATTTCCTATGTTCATGCGTTTATTACATTTCTTTATTGCGCGTTAAGCAAATCAACTTGCGCAAAATATTTGCGTGAAATAATATGCTCATCACGCAATATGTGGAGGTTATATGCAATCACCATTACGGAATGTGCGTAAGGCGCACGGATTTACTTTGCAGCATGTTGCTGCGGGCGTTCAGGTCAATCCAGCGACGCTGAGTCGTATTGAAAGACTGGAACAAATTCCATCTATCGATCTTGCAGAACGTCTGGCCAATTTTTTTAAGGGTGAAATCAGCGAAATGCAGATTCTTTATCCGGCACGTTTTCAATCTAGCCAAAACCAGAATGGGTTTAAACCACAGGAACAGGAGGTAAGCCGTGGGTAAGCATCATTGGAAAGTGGAAAAACAACCTGAGTGGTACGTGAAAGCTGTCAGAAAAACTATCGCGGCATTGCCTGGGGGTTACGCTGAAGCTGCTGACTGGCTGGATGTAACAGAGAACGCTTTATTCAACCGCCTTCGTGCAGATGGCGATCAGATTTTCCCGCTGGGATGGGCAATGGTTTTACAGCGCGCGGCTGGCACTCACTACATTGCGGATGCTGTCGCACAGTCTGCTGGTGGGGTGTTCGTATCGCTTCCTGAAATTGAGGAAGTAGAGAACGCCGATATAAACCAGCGCCTGCTGGAAGTCATCGAACAGATCGGGAATTACTCAAAGCAGATTCGTTCGGCAATCGAAGATGGGGTCGTGGAGCCACACGAGCAGACAGCAATTAATGATGAGTTGTATCTGTCAATTTCGAAGCTCCAGGAGCATGCAGCACTGGTCTACAAAATCTTCTGCGCTCCAGAAAAGAGTGACGCCCGCGAGTGTGCAGCTCCGGGCGTCGTGGCGTTTTGTGTCTGTGGAGAAACTAACGCATGAACAGTTTAACGGCAAATAACCGTTTGTCGCAACAGCTGGTGGTCAGTGTCGCTGAACACCTGTTGTTACGGTATGAATGCAGATTACCAAATCACCTGGCTGTAAGTAACCACAGAGAACTTTACCTGACTGTGGGGGGCGAGTTGTGCAGGAACTTAACCGCTGGTTTCGTGACGGAAGAGGGCTTTATGTCCATGTTATTCGTTGGGAGCCAGAAACACAGCGCGTTATCTATCTTCGCAAAGACTACCCGCATGAGTGCTTTAGTCCTTTGTGGAAATTCAGGCATGATTTTGTTGAGTGTGAAGGACCACCAGCACATTGATTCTGCCATTCCGGGACGTTACACTGTTCAGGCACCTTATAAAGCGGGTGCCGGGCGTGGAAACCCGGAATTCACCAAAGCGCACAACCGCGCTCTTGCGGTTTTTTTGTGTAATGAGCAGCATTACGCCCAAATTATGGTGGGGCGTGCAGGGCCAACTTCGGTTGGGCCGGGTTCTTTGGTGACCGGTATTTCCACCCCTGTACGTCTCACCACCAATAAGGTCGTGGAAAGCCTTGGTGGTGAGTTATTAAAAATCACCAAAGAGGCTGCCATCATGGCTACGATCCCAACCCTCACTCAACCTGAAATTGCCATCGTTGATGGTCAGGCTGTTACTTCATCCCTGGCTGTTGCCAACTTCTTCTCCAAACGTCATGACGATGTACTGAAAAAGATCCGCACGCTTGAATGCTCTGCATCATTCACTGCCCGCAATTTTTCGGTGAGTGATTACACCGATTGCACAGGCCGCAAACTACCTTGCTATCAAATAACCCGCGACGGCTTTGCGTTTCTTGCTATGGGGTTCACGGGTAAACGTGCTGCCCAGTTCAAAGAGGCATACATCAATGCCTTTAACCAGATGGAGAAACAGCTTTCAAATCCCTCTGTACTGAGCGACGTTGCACATAACGCCAGCGTTCTCTATTCCTACATTTCATCAATTCATCAGGTCTGGCTGCAGCAGCTTTATCCTATGTTGGCAAAAGCCGAATCTCCGCTGGCTGTTAGCTTGTATGACTATATTAATGATGCTTCGGCACTGGCCTGCCTCATAAATTTGTCGCTGAACCCTTCAGAGGTAAGGGGGCGCAAATGATCCGGAATATTTTCAAACGGTTTACCAATCAGACTTTCCGTTGTCCTCGTCCTGGTCAGTGGTACACCACGCCTGCAGGGCATGTTCTACGTGTCAGCCTGGTTGACCGTGAATGTCAGAAGGTGATTTGTGAACCGCTGGGCCGTAATTACCGCATCAGTATGCCGCTTATAGCCTTTTGCTCCGGAAAAAACATGAAGCATCTCGGAGGTGCAGCATGAGTATGGAGCTGATGGTTAAAGCGATGAAAATTCGAGTGGGTAATCCATTGCGAAAACTGGTTCTGATCAAGCTGGCTGATAACGCCAGCGATCAGGGTGAGTGCTGGCCCAGCTACCAGCATATTGCTGACCAGTGCGAGATTAGCAAACGTTCTGTGATGAATCATATTGCGGCTCTTTGTGATTCCGGACTGGTAAAAAAAGTCACCCGGAAAGGTGAAAAAGGTAACTCAAGTAATATCTATCTCCTTCATCTTGATGGTGCAGGAGATTCACTAGGGGGTAGTGCAAATAATTCACTATCTGGTGCAGCAAATTCACCAGGTAGTGCAGGAGTTGCACCAGGGGGTGGTGCAGGAGATTCACCCAGAACCAGTCACTCTTTTGAACCAGTCAAAGAACCAGTCAATGAACCAATAGCTGTTGGTGCATCTGCTGATGAGTCTGTGCGAGTTCGTTCAAACCGACCGGAATACTCTCCGGAGTTTGAGCAGGCATGGCTGGCATACCCCAAACGTGCTGGTGGCAATTCAAAATCTGCAGCCTTCAAAGCCTGGAAAGCCCGTTTGAATGAGGGGGTAAACCCCGAAACCATGCTGGAAGGTGTGAAACGCTATGCGGGCTGGGTATCTGCGATGGGTAACAGCGGCACACAATTTGTGAAACAGGCTGTCACGTTCTTTGGTCCGGATCGTCATTTCGAAGAATCCTGGGAAGTTCCTGCGGTATCTGCAGCCAGACGTGAGGATCCGTACTTCAAAGCCAGTTACGACAACGTGGACTACAGCCAGATCCCGGCAGGATTCAGGGGGTGATCATGAGTCTTTTGAATGAAGTTCAGAAATTCATTGAAGCCCATCCGGGGTGTACTTCCGGAGACATTGCGGATGCTTTTGCAGGTTACTCACGGCAGCGCGTTCTGCAGTCAGCAAGCAAGTTACGTCAGAGTGGGCGTGTGGCTCACCGTTGTGAAGGAGATACACGCAGACATTTCCCGCGCCTGACTGAGAGAGCGCAGGAGCCGGAACCACAACCAGTTCGTGAAACCAGACCTGTGCGCAATTTCTATGTCGGCACTAACGATCCCCGGGTGATTTTGTGCCTGACCCGCCAGGCTGAAGAACTGGAGTCAAGGGGCTTATACCGTCGTGCTGCAACCGTGTGGATGGCGGCATTCCGTGAAAGCCACTCCCAGCCAGAACGAAACAATTTTCTGACGCGTCGTGAGCGGTGCTTACGGAAAAGCAGCAAGCGCGCTGCATCGGGTGAAGAGTGGTATCTGTCAGGGAATTACGTGGGGGCTTAATGAGTAATAAATATTGCCAGGCGCTGGTGGAACTGCGGAACAAACCAGCCCATGAACTGAAGGAAGTGGGCGATCAGTGGCGCACGCCGGACAACATTTTCTGGGGAATTAACACCCTGTTTGGCCCGTTTGTTCTGGATCTGTTCACTGACGGTGATAACGCCAAATGTGCTGCGTATTACACGGCGGAAGACAACGCGCTGGCGCATGACTGGTCAGAACGTCTTGCGGAGCTTAAAGGGGCTGCCTTTGGTAATCCCCCATACAGCCGCGCCAGTCAGCATGAGGGGCAATACATCACCGGCATGCGTTACATCATGAAACATGCCAGTGCCATGCGTGATAAGGGTGGGCGCTATGTTTTCCTGATCAAAGCTGCCACCAGCGAAGTGTGGTGGCCGGAAGATGCAGACCATATTGCTTTTATTCGCGGGCGTATTGGTTTTGAACTGCCTGCCTGGTTTATCCCGAAGGATGAGAAGCAGGTGCCGACAGGCGCTTTCTTCGCTGGTGCTATTGCTGTTTTCGACAAGACCTGGAAGGGACCGGCAATCAGCTACATCGGGCGCGATGAACTTGAGGCATGTGGTGAGGCGTTTTTGGCGCAGGTTCGCCAGCAGGCAGAAAAACTTGTCAGGGAGATGGCGGCATGACGACGTTAACTCAATGCCAGCAGCAGGTGCTGGATATGCTGATTTCTTACCAGCAAGAGCGTGGCTTTCCGCCAACCAATCAGGAGGTGGCAACCATGCTGGGATACCGTTCAGTGAATGCAGCGGTGGAGCATCTTCGCGCACTGGAGAAAAAAGGCGTCATCACGATAAAGCGTGGCGTGGCCCGGGGGATAACGCTTCATACCGCAGTGAAGGACGACGACAGCGAAGCGGTCGGTATCATCCGCGCACTGCTTGCCGGTGAGGAGAACGCCAGGCTGCGTGCAGCCCACTGGTTACATGAGAGGGGCCTGAAAGTATGAAGTTGATCCTGCCTTTCCCGCCCAGTGTGAACACGTACTGGCGACACCCCAACAAAGGGGCATTTGCTGGTAAGAGCCTGATAAGCGAGGCGGGGCGAAAATTTCAGAGCGCGGCGTGCGCAGCAATAGTTGAGCAGTTACGTCGTCTGCCGAAACCAACGTCGGCACCTGCTTCAGTGGAGATCGTGTTGTTTCCTCCGGATAACCGGATCCGCGATCTGGACAACTATAACAAGGCGCTGTTTGACGCCCTGACCCACGCGGGTGTGTGGGAAGACGACAGACAGGTGAAAAGAATGCTGGTGGAGTGGGGACCGGTTATCCCGAAAGGGAAGGTCGAGATCACTATCAGTAAGTATGAGAAACCGGCGGGTGCAGCCGCCTGATTAAGAGGAGAAACGAAGTATGAATAATCTGATGGTCATTGATGGTATTGAAGTTCGTCGTGATGCTTATGGGCGTTACAGCCTGAACGATCTGCATCGCGCAGCAGTAGCATCTGGTGCAAATGCCAGAACCAAGGAGCCAGGAAAGTTTCTTTCCAGCCAACAAACTGTTGAGCTTGTTCATGAATTGACCAACACCCAGAATTTGGGTGTTGACCCGGTGAGTGTGATTCATGGGGGAAATGAACGGGGAACGTATGTCTGCAAGGAACTGGTGTATGCCTATGCAATGTGGATCAGCCCGTCATTCCATCTGAAGGTGATCCGTACTTTCGACATGGTAACCAGCGCACCGGAAAAATTATCCGGACAGGCTGCTGACAAGATGCAGGCTGGTGTGATTCTGCTGGACTTTATGCGCCGGGAATTAAACCTGTCTAACTCTTCAGTGCTTGGTGCCTGTCAGAAACTCCAGGAGGCTGTTGGCTTACCGAATCTGGCACCGCGCTATGCCATTGATGCTCCTGCTGACGCGCCTGATGGCTCAAGTCGTCCTACGCTGTCGCTGAGTGCACTGCTGAAACAGTATGGTATCCGCCTTACGGCTAATCAGGCATATCACCAGATGGCGAAGCTGGGGATCGTTGAACAACGCGAACGATACAGCCGTACCGCGATTAACAACATCAAAAAATTCTGGTCGCTGACAGCGAAAGGTTGCATGTTCGGCAAGAACATCACCAGTCCCGCAAATCCGCGCGAGACGCAGCCGCATTTCTTCGAATCCCGATTCCCTGAGCTGTTAAAGCTGCTCGATACCGTTCATTGAGGTGACCGTGAGAGCACTACTGACCCCTGAAATTGCCCCGCGTATGGGGATCGTATTGTTCAGGCCAGGTTCAGAGCTGATGCCCCTGTTTATGCAGGGGCGTGTCCTGCTGGAGCCTGAGCCGGAACGTTATTCATCTTTCGCCAGTGGTGTCGTTCCGGCGGCATCACAACCGCTGGCGGATGATCCTGCCGTTCGGGCCGTGTTCCGCAATGAGGAAGTGATCCGTCGTGCTGGTGGCGTGGAATGTCTTGAAAGCTGGTTACTTCGTGAAAAAGGCTGCCAGTGGCCTCATTCCGACTGGCACAGCGAGAACATGACAACAATGCGACACGCGCCGGGCGCAATCCGTCTGTGCTGGCACTGCGATAACCAGCTGCGCGATCAGTTCACGGAACGGCTGGAATCAATGGCAACGGATAACTGTGCCCGCTGGGTGTTGTCTGTTGTGCGTCGGGATCTCGGTTTTGATGATAGTCACGTTGTGACAATGCCGGAACTGTGCTGGTGGCTGATTCGTAATGACCTGGCGGATGCCTTACCGGAAAGTGCAGCCCGTAAGGCACTGAGATTACCGAAGCCTGTTGTGCCGTCTGTCACCCGGGAAAGTGACCTTGTGCCTTCGGTTCCTGCCACCAGCATCATCCAGGATAAGGCGAAAAAGGTGCTGGCGCTGAAAGTGGATCCGGAGTCGCCGGAGTCTTTTATGTTACGCCCAAAACGTCGCCGCTGGGTTAATGAAAAGTACACACGCTGGGTTAAGACACAGCCGTGTGCATGTTGTGGAAAGCCTGCTGATGATCCCCACCACCTGATAGGCCACGGTCAGGGGGGAATGGGTACAAAAGCGCATGACCTCTTTGTGTTGCCTTTGTGCAGAAAGCATCACGACGAGCTGCATGCGGATACCGTGGCATTTGAAGAGAAGTATGGCTCCCAGCTGGAGCTGATATTTCGTTTTATCGATCGTGCGCTGGCAATTGGCGTGCTGGCCTGATTTTGTGGAGAACGTTGATGCGTGATATTCAAATGGTTCTTGAACGTTGGGGGGCATGGGTGGCAAATAATCACGAGGATGTCACCTGGTCGTCTATTGCTGCAGGATTTAAAGGACTAATCCCTTCAAAAGTAAAATCCCGCCCGCAATGTTGTGACGATGATGCGATGATCATTTGTGGGTGCATGGCTCGCCTGAAAAAGAACAACAGCGATTTGCACGATTTATTAGTGGATTATTATGTAGGTGGTATGACGTTTATGGCGCTTGCCCGTAAACATGGGCGTTCTGATTGCTGGGTTGGGCGTTTATTGCAAAAGGCTGAAGGTGTAGTTGATGGCATGTTAATGATGTTAGAAATTGAGCTAGAGATGGATCGTTAGAAGACCTCTTATTGAGGGGGTAATTGAATCAGTTTAATGTGTGGGGAGTCGATTTATTCTCCCCATTTTATTTAATTAATTTACTTAAGGTTTTAATTCATCAAGACGTTGTTGGATAGTGTTTTTGCTTGCGTTGTCTGTTATAGCCATTTGTTGTACTTGCCCCATTGCCATTTGAGTTTCCATCCACATATCGGCCCACACTTTTGTATCGTTATTAACTTGAGCGATAGTAAATCTGACTTTTGATACCGGGGTTGTTGAATAGGCATTGCCGATTAACATTTGTCCAAAAACAGCAGACCCGCCTTCCAGTTCTTTACCACATATAACACTGCTGTTATCAGCGTTGTAAATTATCAACCCTCTACTATTGCAGTAATTCACAAGGGCATCTTTGACTTTATCTTTTGTCGTATTTTGATAAACCCCCTCAGGTTTTCCTGATTGAGTTTTTTTTATCAATGGTACGGAAGAAGTACAACCTGAAATGATAGTTGCGCTAAGTAATAGTACAGTCATTTTATTCATGTTTCTTATCCATTGTTAAGGGCATACCTACACAATTATTTTTATTGGAGATGAATAATCAACCGTTTACAATCGTAAAAAATCAAATATGCTGTTAAGAGTGGTTACTTCGCCACACAACTTAAACCCGCCGCTGAGCGGTTTTTTTGTACCTGTAAACTTGGTGCAGTACAGTAAACACGCTGGTGGTCGTGAATACTGACCTTTTATCTTGCTGGCTTTTTAGACAAGAGTTATTGGTATGTCATGTTAACCAGAAGGGAAAAAGACATGCTAAAACAGCAAGATATGACAGAAACCGCCGCCGCAGTCCTTCATTTCTTACCTGCTGACAAGTGGGTAACGCCACGCATGATGACGAGAACTACCGGAGTAAGCGAAGCCCGGTGCCAGTTAATACTGACTCAGTTAGTTCTGGCGGGTCTGGCGAAGGATAACGGCGGGTACGGGAATAAATTCAGACGCTGCCAGTAATGGCGGTTTCCTGCTGTGAAAATGGGCGGCTGGTGGGTGTTGGTAGCACCTGCCAGCCATTCGCTCATGCCTACTGGTCACAAGCGAACCACGGCCCACTGCTTTAGCGCAAAAGCAGAGTGAGCCTACCAGAGTTACGCTTACTGATCCATGAAAAATACTGTAAAAATAAACAGTGTTGATTTAATCAACGCTGATTGCCTGCATTTTATTCAGTCCCTGCCTGATGATTCCATTGACCTGATTGTTACCGATCCGCCTTACTTCAAGGTGAAACCCAACGGCTGGGACAATCAGTGGAAAGGGGACGAAGATTACCTTAAGTGGCTGGACCACTGTCTGGCCCAGTTCTGGCGGGTGTTGAAACCTGCCGGAAGCCTTTACCTGTTCTGTGGGCATCGCCTGGCATCTGATATTGAGATCATGATGCGTGAACGTTTCAACGTGCTTAACCATATCATCTGGGCGAAGCCGTCCGGACGTTGGAATGGGTGTAATAAAGAAAGTCTGCGCGCATATTTTCCTGCCACAGAGCGCGTTCTGTTTGCTGAACATTACCAGGGGCCATATCGCGGCAAAAGAAAGGGAACTCAAACAGCACATAATGGCACCGCTGATATCGTATTTCAGGGATGCTCGTGCCGAACTGGGTATAACGGCAAAACAGATTGCCGAAGCCACTGGTAAGAAAAATATGGTTTCCCACTGGTTTGGTGCCAGTCAGTGGCAGTTGCCGAATGAGGCTGACTACCGGAAGTTGCAGGCACTGTTTTCCCGTATAGCGGCAGAGAAGTTTCAGGAAAAACAACTGGAACAACCACACCACCAGCTGGTGGCATCTTATGATTCACTGAATCGCAAATATTATGAATTGCTGGATGAGTTTAAAACTCTCCGGCGCTATTTCTCCGTATCAGTTTCCGTGCCTTATACCGACGTCTGGATGCATAAACCCGTTCAGTTCTACCCGGGGAAACATCCGTGTGAGAAACCGGCGGATATGCTCAGGCAAATAATCAATGCCAGTAGTCGACCAGGTGATCTGGTTGCTGATTTTTTTATGGGCTCCGGTTCCACAATAAAAGCAGCAATGGCGCTGGGGCGTCGGGCCTTAGGTGTTGAGCTTGAGTCAGAGCGGTTTAACCAGACAGTGAAAGAGATAAACGAGCTGGTGGGGAAATAATCTGGTGGCCACGTCAGGTGGCCTTTTTATTTCCATTACACAGCACCCGCATCTGCGAGGTGGGGTTATGAAATCCATGGATAAGTTAACAACGGGTGTCGCCTATGGCACCTCAGCAGGTAGTGCCGGGTACTGGTTTTTACAGTTGCTCGATAAAGTCACGCCCTCACAGTGGGCGGCAATAGGTGTGCTGGGTAGTCTGGTATTTGGCTTGCTGACGTATCTGACAAACCTTTATTTCAAGATTAAAGAAGACAAGCGTAAGGCTGCACGGGGAGAGTAATTCAATGACTCAAAACTATGAACTGATTGTGAAAGGGATCCGCAATTTTGAGAATAAAGTTACGGTAACTGTAGCGTTACGGGACAAAAAACGCTTTGACGGTGAAATTTTTGACCTGGACATCTCGCTGGACCGTGTTGAAGGTGCCGCGCTGGAGTTTTATGAGGCAGCAGCCAGAAGGAGCATCAGACAGGTCTTCCTGGATGTTGCTGCCGGGTTATGTGAAGGGGATGAGCAGTCGCCGGAAAAGCGCCCCGTAATTTTAGATGCGCAGAATGTGTGGATAACCTACAAAGGAAAGCTACCAGGAAGAATTACTGGTTCTCTGAAGACTCCTCCGGAATCACAACCTTAAGTCACTGACCGGAACAGATAAACCTGTCCGTGGGCAGAAACCGATAAATCCTGATAAATATCCATGAACGCAAAAATCAGATACGGCCTGTCGGCTGCCGTTCTGGCGCTGATTGCTGCAGGCTCGTCTGCTCCTCAAATACTTGACCAGTTTCTGGATGAAAAAGAGGGTAACCACACTACGGCATACCGCGATGGTTCCGGTATATGGACCATCTGTCGTGGTGCCACAATGGTGGATGGTAAGCCCGTCATACCGGGAATGAAGCTGTCGAAGGAAAAATGCGACCAGGTTAACGCTATTGAACGTGATAAGGCGCTGGCATGGGTGGAGCGCAATATTAAAGTACCACTGACCGAACCACAGAAAGCGGGTATAGCGTCATTTTGTCCCTATAACATTGGCCCCGGTAAGTGTTTCCCGTCGACGTTTTATAAGCGGCTGAATGCCGGTGATCGTAAGAGTGCATGCGAGGCGATTCGCTGGTGGATAAAAGATGGTGGGCGCGATTGCCGCATACGTTCAAATAACTGCTATGGACAGGTTATTCGTCGTGACCAGGAAAGCGCATTAGCCTGTTGGGGGATAGATCAGTGAGCAGAGTTGCCGCGATTATTTATGCTCTGGTTATCTGCATCATCGTCTGCCTGTCGTGGGCGGTCAATCATTACCGTGATAACGCCATCGCCTACAAAGAACAGCGTGATAAAAAAGTCAGTGAGCTGAAGCAGGCGACCGCCACCATTACTGACATGCAGCAACGCCAGCGTGCTGCTGATGTACTCGATGCTAAATACACGAAGGAGTTGGCTGATGCGAAAGCTGAAAATGATGCTCTTCGGCGCAAGCTTGATAATGGTGGTCGGGTGCTCGTCAAAGGAAAATGCTCTGTGCCATCCTCAGCCGAAACCTCCAGCGCCTCCGGCATGGGCAATGATGCCACCGTCGAACTCTCTCCAGTTGCTGGACGAAACGTTCTCGGTATCCGGGACGGAATCATCAGAGACCAGACAGCACTGAGAACGCTTCAGGAATATATCAGGACGCAATGCCTTCGATGATAGCGATAATTTTACTCATCATCCTTCACATCTGGCTCTGTAGACAGGGTGGTGATCACTTCTGGAGTGAATCCAGATTAAACATCTCATTGCTGATGCTTGAAGTTGAGCATCTGGCGCGCGGTAAGGGGCTGCGTTGAAATAAGAGCCAGTCATTACAAATACCAGGATTTAGCCTCGTATTCGCGGGGCTTTTTATTGCCATTACAAAAGCCACTCCCTACAGAGTGGCTTTGATAATGGCTTATACCCTACACGGGATAACTTAACTGATATCCCTTTTAACGGATAAAGGTATTCAAGCCTGACACATCATGCGCTGTATCGTCGCCGTATTCCCGTATTAACAGAGACCGTAGCCCGACGGGGAACTCCTTCTGCGAGAGTGTGCGGGAATAATCAAAAACGATGCACACCGGGTTTTTACCGCGTTTATGGTTCGCGGGTTTGTCCCTCATGCTCGCCAGTCCTGTGCGGGGGTGGAAGAAACAGGATACTCACACAGATTCTTGTGGGCACGATGCTATTCCTTTCTGGATTATCCCGATGCCATTCATGCAAGGCGCTGTATCAGACGTTCGTCATGGCTGTCAGGCTGACGGGTCCTCCCGGTGGGGTGGCCTGCCACGGGGCGGGAGCGTCGCGGAAAAAGGCTAGTTTTTGCATTTTTATCGGCCACCATCATCTTTGCATCTTATTGATTATTAATGGTTATTTGTTTTTTGCATGTCGAATTGAGTGTTTTTTGTTCGACATCGAACGCGTTTTCTTAAAGTTGTTCGCACGATGCATGTTTAAAGCTCTCCGGAGGAAATATGGATCATGAGTTGAAAAACCTGGTGCTGAATATTAATCAACTGGCGGCTTTATCTGGTCTGCACCGCCAGACTGTCGTGGCAAGACTGAAAAACATTCGTCCCGCTGGTGGACATGACAAACTCAAGCTATACCGGTTGACCGATATTCTGACTGAATTTATGGGGTTACCACCGCCGGTTGCTGAGGGCGAAATGGATCCACATGAACGCAAAGCCTGGTATCAGTCTGAACGTGAGCGTCTTAAGTTCGAACAGGAAACGGCACAACTCATTCCGGCCAGTGATGTCAGACGGGAGTTTGCCATCTGGGCAAAAGCGGTCGTGCAGGTGCTGGAGACATTACCGGATATTCTGGAACGTGACTGCGGTCTGCAGCCTGCCGCTGTGAGCCGTGTTCAGTCCATTATTGATGATCTGCGCGATCAGATAGCCCTGCGGGTGACCGAAGCAGGTGCGGATGATGAGGAGGAATTACAGCAGGAGGAGTAATGCTGAATCAGGAAACCGCAAAGGCAGCACGAACCGATTCAGGTTATATCCTTCGCGCACCGAGACGAATGCGGGTTGCTGATGCCGTTGCTCAGTATATGCGGGTGCCCATGGGGGCAGGGAACTCAGTCCCGTGGGATCCGCTGGTGGCACCGTATGTTATTGAGCCGATGAACTGCCTGGCCTCGCGTGAATACGACGCAGTGATATTTGTTGGCCCGGCACGAACCGGCAAGACTATCGGCCTGATTGACGGCTGGGTGATTTACAACGTGATTTGCGATCCTGCTGATATGCTGATCATTCAGATGACGGAGGAAAAAGCCCGCGAACACTCCAAAAAACGACTCGCCAGAACGTTTCGCGTCAGCCCGGAAGTGGTCAGTCGCCTGAGTCCGAACAAAAATGACAACAACGTTTATGACAGAACATTCCTTGCTGGTAACTACCTGAAAATCGGCTGGCCGTCAGTCAATATCATGTCCTCATCAGATTATAAATGCGTCGCGCTGACGGATTATGACCGTTTTCCGGAAGATATTGATGGCGAGGGGGATGCTTTCTCTCTTGCCTCAAAACGTACCACCACATTTATGTCCAGTGGTATGACGCTGGTGGAGAGTTCCCCCGGCAGGGATGTGAAGGATGTGAAATGGCGACGGACTTCACCGCATGAGGCTCCACCAACCACGGGGATCCTGTCGCTCTATAACCGTGGTGATCGCCGTCGCTGGTACTGGCCCTGTCCACACTGTGGTGAGTATTTTCAGCCCTGCGGCGATGTGGTTGCTGGTTTCCGTGATATTGCCGATCCCGTGCTGGCAAGTGAGGCGGCTTATATTCAGTGTCCTTCCTGTTCAGGACGGATTATGCCTGAACAAAAACGTGAGCTGAACGGACGTGGGGTCTGGTTGCGGGATGGTGAATCCATCAATGCGGATGGCAGTCGTTATGGTGATCCCCGACGCTCACGTATTGCGTCATTCTGGATGGAGGGTCCGGCAGCTGCTTACCAGACACTCTCGCAACTCGTTTACAAACTGCTTACTGCAGAACAGGAATACGAGACAACCGGAAGTGAAGAAACACTCAAGACGGTTATCAATACCGACTGGGGATTACCTTATCTTCCCCGCGCCAGCATGGAGCAACGAAAAAGTGAACTGCTTGAGCAGCGGGCAGAGCCAGTTCCTTCCCGCAGTGTGCCGGATGGCGTTAATTTCCTTGTGGCGACAGTGGATGTGCAGGCGGGACGTCATCGCCGTTTTGTGGTTCAGGTAACGGGCTATGGCAGCCGTGGCGAACGCTGGATTATTGATCGTTACAACATCACGCAGTCATTGCGCGGTGACAGTGACGGGGAGAGCCAGCGAATTGATCCGGCCAGCTATCCGGAAGACTGGGATGTCCTGCTGACGGATGTTTTTCATAAAAGCTGGCCGCTGGCCTCCGATCCTTCTCAACAAATGCGACTGATGGCAATGGCGGTGGACTCCGGCGGTGAAGACGGGGTCACTGATAATGCCTATAAATTCTGGCGTCGTTGCCGTCGTGATGGCCTTGGTAAACGTATTTACCTGTTTAAGGGCGACAGCATCCGGCGCGCAAAACTGATCACCCGTACATTCCCTGATAACACCGGACGAACGGGCCGACGGGCGCAGGCCGCAGGTGATGTGCCGCTCTGGCTTCTTCAGACGGATGCACTGAAAGACCGGGTGAATAACGCGTTATGGCGTGACTCGCCAGGTCCCGGCTATGTGCATTTCCCTGACTGGCTGGGGAGCTGGTTTTACGACGAACTGACGTATGAAGAGCGGAGCAGTGACGGGAAATGGAGTAAGCCGGGTCGCGGTGCCAACGAAGCTTTTGACCTGATGGTGTATGCCGAGGCTCTGGTCATTCTGCATGGATACGAAAAGATCCGCTGGCCGGATGCACCGGAGTGGGCGAGCCGGGAAACCTGGCTGGAGTGTGTCCAGGACAGTACCGAACCGTCATCCTCACCGGAACCGGTATCCACGCCTGTTAAAAAACAAAAACGGAAGAAAACAGTAACTGACGATGTTAACCCCTGGCTGACTTCCGGAGGATGGTTATGAACCAGAATGATATCGAAGCCATGATTCAGCGTTATATGGAAGCTGAAATGGCGGTGCTGGACGGAAAATCCGTCACCTTTAATGGTCAGCAGATGACCATGGAAAACTTATCTGAGATCCGGCAGGGACGGCAGGAGTGGGAGCGCCGCCTTGCGGCTCTGATTACACGACGACGGGGGCATCCCGGGTACCGGCTGGCGAGGTTCTGATGGCAATTCTTGATGATGTGATTGGCGTTTTTTCACCTGGATGGAAAGCGGCAAGGCTGCGTTCCCGTGCGGTGATCCAGGCTTATGAAGCCGTAAAAACGACGCGGACACACAAAGCCCGACGGGAGAACCGAACTGCCGACCAGCTAAGCCAGTACGGGGCCGTGTCGTTACGTGAGCAGGCCCGTTACCTTGATAACAACCACGATCTGGTTATTGGTGTATTTGACAAGCTGGAAGAACGGGTGGTGGGGAAAAACGGGATTATTGTCGAGCCACATCCGGTATTACGCAATGGGGCCATTGCCCGTGATCTGGCAGCGGAGATTCGCACCCGATGGAGTGAATGGTCTGTCAGCCCGGAAGTCACCGGGCAGTTTACCCGTCCGATGCTGGAACGTCTGATGCTGCGTACCTGGCTGCGCGATGGTGAGGTGTTTGCCCAGATGGTTTCCGGGCGCATAAACAGCCTGACGCCTTCTGCCGGTGTTCATTTCTGGCTGGAGGCGCTCGAGCCAGACTTTATTCCCATGACCAGTGATGAGAGCAACAGGCTGAATCAGGGCGTGTTTGTTGATGACTGGGGGCGTCCCGAAAAATATCTGGTGTATAAAAGCCGTCCCGTATCCGGACGGCAGATGGAAACCAAAGAAGTGGATGCAGAGCGAATGCTGCATCTTAAATTTGTTCGCCGTCTGCACCAGATACGCGGGACGTCTTTGTTGTCCGGTGTGCTGATCCGCCTCAGTGCCCTGAAAGATTATGAAGATTATGAGCTGACTGCAGCAAGGATCGCCGCTGCTCTGGGGATGTACATCCGCAAAGGCGACGGGCAGAGCTATGAACCGGATGGTAATGGCAGCAAGGATAAGGAACGCGAGCTTACCATTCAGCCAGGCATTATTTACGACGATCTGAAACCCGGCGAAGAAATCGGAATGGTGAAGTCGGATCGCCCCAATCCTAACCTTGAAACTTTTCGTAATGGTCAGTTGCGTGCCGTGGCGGCGGGCAGTCGTCTGAGTTTTTCCAGTACAGCGCGCAACTATAACGGCACTTACAGCGCCCAGCGTCAGGAGCTGGTTGAATCTACTGATGGCTACCTGATCCTGCAGGACTGGTTTATTGGTGCCGTCACCCGCCCGATGTATCGTGCCTGGCTGAAACAGGCTGTGGCATCCGGTGTTATCAGGCTACCCCGCGATCTTGACCGTTCTTCACTGTATACCGCGGTGTATTCCGGACCAGTGATGCCGTGGATTGACCCTGTTAAGGAGGCTGAGGCCTGGAAAATCCAGATTCGTGGTGGAGCGGCGACAGAATCAGACTGGGTACGTGCTGGTGGTCGTAATCCGGATGATGTCAAACGTCGGCGCAAGGCCGAAATTGATGAAAACCGCAAGCTGGATCTGGTATTTGATACCGATCCGGCCAGTGATAAAGGAGGCAGCAGTGCCGCAACGAAACGACAGGAGCCGCAGCACACCGACGACCAGTCCGAAGAATAATTCCTGGTTCAGGATGCAGGCTGGTCACCAGAGTGACGCGGATATTTATATTTATGACGAGATTGGTTTCTGGGGTGTTACAGCGAAGCAGTTTATCAGTGATCTGAATGCACTGGGCGATATCACCCACATTAATCTCCATATCAATTCACCGGGTGGCGATGTCTTTGAAGGCATCGCCATTTTTAATGCGCTGAAAACACATGGTGCGTCCATTACCGTTTATGTCGACGGTGTGGCGGCGTCAATGGCGTCGGTCATTGCGATGGTGGGAAACCCGGTCATTATGCCGGAAAACACCTTCATGATGATTCATAAACCATTTGGCTTTACGGGCGGTGATGCGGAGGACATGCGCACCTATGCCGACCTGCTCGATAAGGTTGAGGCGGTTCTGTTACCCGCTTATGCACAGAAAACCGGGAAAACCACCGATGAAATTGCTGCCATGCTGGCGGATGAGACCTGGATGTCCGGTGCCGAATGTCTGGCACATGGATTTGCTGATCAGGTGACGCCAGCCGTTAAGGCAATGGCATGTATTCAGTCAAAACGTACAGAGGAATTTAAAAAGATGCCGGAATCCATTCGAAACATGATTACTCCGCCACGCAACAGTGCTCCACGCGTACAGGATGATGAACCTGCAGCCTCCCGGACGCCAGTGCAGGCAGCAGCACCCGTGGTGGATGAAAACAGTATCCGTGCGCAGGTACTGGCAGAGCAAAAAGCGCGTGTAAACGGTATTAATGATCTGTTTGCCATGTTTGGCGGGCGTTATCAGACGCTGCAGGCTCAGTGTCTTGCCGATCCTGAATGTTCGCTGGAGCAGGCCCGCGAAAAGCTGTTGAACGAGATGGGGCGCGAGTCCACGCCATCCAATAAAAATACACCGGCTCATATTTATGCCGGTAACGGTAATTTTGTGGGGGACGGGATCCGCCAGGCGCTGATGGCGCGTGCCGGATTTGAAAAAACCGAACGTGATAATGTCTACAACGGGATGACCCTGCGTGAATATGCCCGTATGTCACTGACTGAACGGGGTATTGGGGTTTCCAGTTATAACCCGATGCAGATGGTCGGTGCGGCGTTCACACACAGTACGTCTGACTTCGGTAATATTCTGCTGGATGTTGCGAACAAAGCCATTCTGCAGGGCTGGGAAGATGCTCCTGAAACCTATGAACAGTGGACGCGGAAAGGTCAGTTGTCTGATTTTAAAATTGCCCATCGTGTGGGTATGGGGGGCTTCAGTGCTCTGCGTCAGGTGCGTGAAGGGGCGGAATATAAATACGTCACCACCGGAGATAAACAGGCCACTATTGCACTGGCGACCTATGGCGAGCTGTTCAGTATCACCCGTCAGGCCATTATCAATGATGATCTGAATATGCTGACCGATGTCCCGATGAAACTGGGCCGTGCGGCGAAATCCACTATTGCCGATCTGGTTTATGCCATTCTGACGTCTAACCCGAAAATCTCCACAGATAATGTAAGTCTGTTCGATAAAGCGAAACATGCAAACGTACTGGAGAGCGCTGCAATGGACGTGGCATCGCTGGATAAAGCCCGCCAGTTGATGCGCGTTCAGAAAGAGGGGGAGCGTCATCTGAATATTCGTCCTGCGTTCGTACTGGTACCGACGGCGATGGAGTCTGTTGCTAACCAGGTCATTCGCTCCTCAAGTGTCAAGGGGGCTGACATTAACGCCGGTATTATTAACCCGGTGAAAGATTTTGCGACCGTTATTGCAGAGCCTCGTCTTGATGATAACAGCCAGACCACCTTCTACCTGGCTGCGTCAAAAGGCTCCGATACGATTGAAGTGGCTTATCTCAACGGTGTGGATACGCCATATATTGATCAGATGGAGGGCTTCAGTGTGGATGGCGTGACAACGAAAGTGCGTATTGACGCCGGTGTCGCGCCAGTTGATCACCGCGGTCTGGTGAAATGTACGGCGTAAACGTCGCAGATAACAACTCTGATGGCCCGTAAGGGCTTTTTTTGTACCTGAAATCAGCCCCTGAACGGGGCTGTGCGGAGACAGTTATGGCAAAGAATTTTGTAGAAGAAGGAAAAACGGTGGCGATTGTTGCCAGTGCAGCCATCAGCAGCGGAGATCTGGTGCAGGTGGGTGATGTTTTTGCGGTGGCGCTGACCGATATTCCACAGGGTGAAACAGGCGACGGCATGACCGAAGGTGTGTTTATGCTGCCTAAGCTGAAAACGGATGATATGAAAACGGGTAAGAAGGTTTATCTGAAGTCCGGAAAAGTTCAGCTGACTAACAGCGGCTCTGATCCGCTGGTCGGGGTTGTCTGGGCAGATGCCGGAACCAGTGCAGAAGAAGTGCCGGTAAAACTCAATGTCTGATCCCTTTTCCCGGCTGGCAGCGCGTATGGATGCGATCACGGTCAGAAAGATGGGAAAGACAGCCTCGATTAATGATGTCGATATGACTGTGATCCCGGGAGAAACACTGGCAGAGCTGAATGCTCTGTCCGGACCTGCGGTCTCTCTGGTGGTGTTTTCTTCGGGATACCGCCCACGGCGCGGGGATCGCGTTGTTTATGACGGACAACAATGGACGGTCACACGGCATGAACGCTTTAACGGTAAACCAATGATCTTTATTGAGTAAAGAGGTGTGGGATGAAGGGGCTTGAGAATGCCATCCGCAATCTGAACAGCCTTGATACCCGTATGGTGCCACAGGCCAGCGCATGGGCGATAAACCGTGTGGCACAGAAAGCGGTCTCGGTTGCCACCCGGAAGGTTGCCGGGAATACCGTTGCGGGAGATAACCAGGTGAAAGGGATCCCCCTGAAACTGGTACGTCAGCGTGTCCGGGTGTTTAAAGCCAGTCCGTCAGGAAAAATGACGGCCAGGATCCGCGTTAACCGGGGCAATCTGCCCGCCATCAAACTGAACACAACACGGCGGCGTGCTGGTGAAGGACTGAGAGTGGGAAAATACTTTTTCCGGGGGGCATTTGTTCAGCAACTGGCGAATGGCCGCTGGCATGTTCTGAGGCGTCTTCCTGAAGCGCGTTTTGCAACAGGGCATGACCATCAGGGCAGGCCAAGAAAAAATCGTCTTCCTGTGGAGGTAGTGAAAATCCCGCTGTCCGGACCGCTGACACAGGCATTTGAAGATGCCCGCGACCGCATCATTGCTGCGGAAATGCCGAAACAGCTGGGGTATGCACTGAAACAACAACTGAGATTATGGCTGACCCGATGAACCGACATACACAAATCCGCCAGGTCGTACTGGCACGCCTTCGGGAACAGTGTGGAGACAGCGCCACGTTTTTTGACGGGCTTCCGGCATTTATTGATGCGCAGGAACTGCCTGCCGTGGCGGTGTGGCTGAGTGATGCTCAGTACACCGGAAAAATGACGGATGAAGATGACTGGCAGGCTGTTCTGCATATTGCTGTCTTCATCCGGGCACAGGCACCGGATTCAGAGCTGGATATGTGGATGGAGAGCACCATTTTCCCGGCCCTGAATGATGTACCGGCACTTTCCGGACTCATCGACACCCTGATCCCACTCGGTTTTAACTATCAACGTGATAATGAGATGGCCACCTGGGCGATGGCGGAAATCACGTACCAGATCACGTACACGAATTAAGGAGGTGGTAATGACCACACCAAATCCACTGGCAAAGACGAAAGGTGCGGGGACGACGTTCTGGATGTATACCGGCAACGGCGATGCGTTTGCGAACCCTTTGTCGGACACTGACTGGCTGCGTCTTGCGATGGTGAAGGATCTGCAACCTGGCGAAATGACCGCTGATGCAGAAGATGACACTTATCTCGATGATGAAGATGCAGACTGGAAAACGACAACCCAGGGGCAGAAATCCGTTGGTGATACTTCGGCGACGCTGGCCTGGCGTCCGGGTGACAGCGGGCAGAAAAAACTGGTTCAGTTGTTCGACTCCGGTGAAGTCTGCGCGTTTCGTATCAAATATCCCAACGGCACTGTTGATGTTTTCCGTGGCTGGCTGAGCTCACTGGGTAAAACCATTGCCTCAAAAGACGTGATGACCCGCACTGTGAAAATCAGCGGTGTGGGGCGTCCGTATCTGGCAGAGGAAGGCACTGAAACCGTGAGCGTTACCGGGCTGACAGTATCACCGGCGTCTGCCAGTGTAAAAGTGGGAGCAACCACCACGCTGACCTTTACAGTAAAACCTGACGGAGCCAGTGACAAAGCGATCAGTGTGCATTCGTCAGATCCACAGACTGCCACGGTTACCCTGAACGGACTTGTGGCCACGGTAAAAGGCGTGAAGCAGGGCAGTGTCAGCATTGTGGGCATGACCGCTGACGGGAATTTTGTGGCTGTGACTGCGGTGACTGTCAGCGCAGCAGGTTAACAGGACGATACTCATCATTTGCCCCGGTTATGCGGGGCTTTTTTGCAGGTGGAGAACATGATGTTTCTGAAACAGGACACGTTTAATTATGAAAAACAGTCCGTGGTGCTCAGTGAGCTGTCCGGGCTGCAGAGAATTGAATATCTGACGTTTGTTCAGCAGCGAACGGCAAAGTTTGATGCCGGGGAGGGAGAACTGCCGGAGGCTGAACGACAGATTGCTTTTCTGCGGATGGGGATGGATATCAATGCCTGGCTGGTTTCCCGCTCACTGTGGAATGCGGATCAGTCTAAGGATGTAGAGACGCTTTGCGCATCCGTTATTACAACATGGTCGTATGATGCCCTGGGTGCGGGGGCGGAGATGGTTCTGTCGCTGAGCGGTATGGGGGCCATTGATAATGCCGTGGATGATGAGCATGAGGCGCTGACGCCGGAAAAGTCCTGACGCGGGAAATGCAGTTTGTCATGCGGCTTGCCCGGGAGTTCCGGCGGGCAGACTGGCGGCGGATGCTGTCGGAAATGTCGGCCACTGAGCTTGGTGAGTGGGGCGATTATTTCCGGATGCAGAGCTTCAGTGATGTGTGGATGGATGCGCAGTTTGCCTCGCTGAAGGCATTGATCGTGAGAATGGTGTCCGGCAGCAGTGATGCTGCGGTGGCTGATTTCAGCCTTTTACCGGAAGAGAACGGGATACCGGAGCGAACGGACGAAGAACTGATGCATCTTGGGGAAGGTATTTCCGGAGGTGTGCGTTATGGACCAGATAGCCAACCTGGTCATTGATTTGGGGATTGATGCGGCAGAGTTTAAAAATGAAATTCCCCGTATCAAAAACCTTCTGAATGGTGCAGTCAGCGATGCAGAACGGTCTTCTGCCCGTATGCAGCGTTTTATGGAGCGTCAGACTCAGGCCGCCCGGCAGACAACGCAGGCAGCTTCTTCGGCTGCAACAGCCGCATCCGTCCATGCGCAGACGGTGGAGAAGAACGCACAGGCTCATGAACGCATGGCCCGCGAGGTGGAGAAAACCCGCCAGCGCATGGAGGCACTGAGCCAGAAAATGCGCGAGGAACAGGCGCAGGCCATGGCTCTGGCGGAGGCTCAGGATAAAGCGGCTGCTGCGTTTTATCGTCAGATTGACAGTGTGAAACAGGCCAGTGCGGGGCTGCAGGAATTACAGCGTATTCAGCAGCAGATCCGACAGGCCAGAAACAGTGGCGGGATTGGTCAGCAGGATTATCTGGCGCTGATTTCTGAGGTTACTGCGAAAACCCGTGTTCTTACACAGGCTGAGGAAGAGGCTACCCGACAGAAAGTGGCGTTTATCCGTCAGCTTAAAGAGCAGGCAACCCGCCTGAATCTTTCATCTTCTGAGTTGCTTCGTGCTAAGGCAGCCCAGCTGGGGGTAAGCAGTGCTGCAGAAGTGTATATCCGCAAAATGGAGCAGGCAGGAAAAGCCACGCATTCGCTGGGTCTGAAAAGTGCAGCAGCCCGCCAGGAGATAGGCGTTCTGATAGGTGAACTGGCCCGCGGCAATTTAGGGGCGCTGAGGGGATCCGGGATAACGCTGGCTAACCGTGCCGGATGGATAGACACACTAATGTCACAGAAAGGCATGATGCTTGGCGGGGTTATTGGCGGTATTGCCGCGGCCGTCTATGGTCTGGGTAAAGCCTGGTATGACGGTCAGAAGGAGGGGGAAGAATTTAACCGCCAGTTGTCGCTGACGGGGCATTATGCCGGAGTCACTGCCGGGCAGCTGTGGACGCTCAGTCGTGCTATTTCCGGGAATGGTATCACGCAACATGCTGCAGCCGGTGCGCTGGCTCAGGTGGTGGGGAGTGGTGCATTTCGTGGAAACGATATCGGTATGGTGGCGAGAGCTGCCGCACAGATGGAGCGATCGGTTGGCCAGTCGGTCAGCGATACCATAAATCAGTTTAAGCGGCTGAAGGATGATCCTGTAAATGCCGCGAAGGCTCTGGACAATGAGCTGCATTTTCTTACTGCCACTCAGCTTGAGCAGATACGCGTCCTTGGGGAGCAGGGGCGGTCCAGTGATGCTGCACGGATAGCCATGTCTGCACTGGCAGAGGAAACCGGTCGGCGTACTGCGGATATTGATAATAACCTCAATGCGCTTGGCAGTACGCTGAAGTATCTGTCTGATTTGTGGAGTCGTTTCTGGGATGCGGCCATGAATATTGGTCGTGAAGACTCGCTGGATGAACAGATTGCCGCTTTACAGGAGAAAGTGTCGCGGGCGAAAAGACTCCCCTGGACGGCATCATCTTCTCAGGTTGAATACGATCAGCAGCGTCTTAACGATCTTCAGGAGAAAAAACGCCAGAAGGATTTGCAGGATGCAAAAGAGCAGGCAGAGCGGAATTATCAGGAGCAACAGAAACGCCGTAATGCTGAAAATGCTGCACTGAACCGGATGAATGAAACGGAAGCTGCACGACATCAGCGTGAAATTGCGCGTATTAATGCCATGCAGTACGCCGATCAGGCTGTCAGGGATGCGGCGATACAACGTGAAAATGAACGTTACGAGAAAGCCCTGGCATCCGGTAAGAAAAAAACACGCGAAACCCGTAATGATGAGGCCACCCGGTTATTGCTGCAGTACAGTCAGCAACAGGCACAGGTGGAAGGACAGATTGCTGCTGCAAGACAGTCAGCAGGCATTGCCACTGAAAAGATGACAGAAGCGCATAAACAGCTTCTGGCTCTGCAGCAGCGCATCAGCGATCTGGACGGGAAAAAACTGACGGCAGATGAAAAGAGTGTGCTGGCCCGTAAAGATGAACTGATTCAGGCACTGACGCTGCTGGATGTAAAACAGCAGGAGCTTCAGAAACAGACGGCACTCAACGATCTGAAGAAAAAAACAATTCAGCTGACCAGTCAACTGGCTGAAGAAGAGCGCGCTCAGCGTCAGCAACATGACCTGGATATCGCCACGGTTGGTATGGGTGATCAGCAGCGGCAGCGATATCAGGTACAACTGAGTCTTCGCCAGAAATACCAGCAACAGCTGGAGCAGTTGAGGCGGGATAGTGAGCAGAAAGGGACATATAACACGGATGACTACAGAAAGGCCGAGCAGGCGCTGACGGAGAGTCTGAACCGACAACTGAATGAGAATCGCCGTTACTGGCAACAGCTTGAAATTGCTCAGGGTAACTGGAAAAACGGAGTCCTGCGTGCACTCCAGAATGTCACTGAGAATGCGGATAACACAGCCGGGACAGTGGAACAGTTGTTCACGTCTGCGTTCAGTAGCATGAGTGACTGGCTGGCGACATTCTGTACTACAGGCAAACTCAATTTCAAATCTTTTACTTCTTCTGTGCTGTCAGATATGTCCAGAATCATGGCTCAGATAGCTTTAATGAAAGCGGTAAAAGGCATTGCTTCCGCGCTGCCTTTTGATTTTGTAGCCAATGCTGATGGCGGTGTTTATCAGTCGGCTGATTTGAGTCGCTACAGTGGCACGGTGGTTAACCGTCCGACGTTTTTTGCTTTTGCAAAAGGCGCGGGTGTGATGGGGGAAGCTGGACCTGAAGCCATTCTGCCACTGCGTCGTGGTGCTGACGGTAAGCTGGGGGTTGTGGCGGATATTGGTGGTTCAGGTATGGCGATGTTTGCCCCGCAGTACAACATCGAGATCAATAACGATGGCACGAACGGGCAGATAGGTCCGGCTGCCCTGAAGGTGGTTTATGATCTCGGGAAAAAAGCGGCAGCGGACTTTATGCAACAGCAGGCCCGTGATGGTGGTCGGTTAAGTGGAGCATATCGGTAATGGAGACGTTTCACTGGAAAGTGCGCCCGGATATGAATGTGGTATCAGAGCCGAAAGTGGTGACAGTGAAGCTGGGCGATGGTTATGAACAGCGTCGTGCGGCGGGACTGAATAACCAGTTGTCGACTTACAGCGTGACGATACGTGTTCGTAAATGTGAACACCCATCTTTAAAAGCCTTTCTGGAACGGCACGGTGGCGTCCGCGCATTTCAGTGGACGCCACCTTATGACTGGAAGCCGATCAGGGTGGTTTGTCGTAAATGGTCGGCAAGCGTGGGGGCGCTGTGGGTAACCATAACGGCAGATTTTGAACAGGTCGTGGCATAGGAGGCCCTGATGCAGGATATTCCACAGGAAACACATCATGAGACGACACGCCTCACTCAGTCAGCCCAGGTGGTGCTCTGGGAAATCGATCTGACAGAGGTCGGTGGTGAACGTTATTTTTTCTGTAATGAGCAGAACGAAAAAGGTGAGCCGGTCACCTGGCAGGGGCGGCAGTATCAGGCATACCCCATTCAGGGGACAGGATTTGAACTGAACGGCAAGGGCAGTGCTGCCCGTCCGACACTGACGGTTTCTAACCTGCACGGTATGGTCACCGGTATGGCGGAAGATCTGCAGAGTCTGGTCGGCGGAACGGTGGTCCGGCGTAAGGTTTACGCCCGTTTTCTGGATGCGGTGAACTTCGTCAACGGAAACAGTGATGCCGACCCGGAGCAGGAGGTGATCAGCAGCTGGCGCATCGAGCAGTGCAGTGAACTGAGTGCGGTCAGTGCTTCTTTTGTACTGTCCACGCCGACGGAAACGGATGGTGCTGTTTTTCCGGGGCGCATCATGCTGGCCAACACCTGCACCTGGACCTATCGCGGTGATGAGTGCGGTTATAGCGGTCCGGCGGTCGCGGATGAATATGACCAGCCGACGTCCGATATCACGAAGGATAAATGCAGCAAATGCCTGAGCGGCTGTAAGTTTCGCAATAACGTCGGCAACTTTGGCGGCTTCCTTTCCATTAACAAACTTTCGCAGTAAATCCCATGACAGAGACAGAATCAGCGATTCTGGCGCACGCCCTGCGATGTGCGCCAGCGGAGTCGTGCGGCTTCGTGGTGAGAGCGCCGGAGGGGGAAAGATATTTTCCCTGCGTGAATATTTCCGGTGAGCCGGAGGATTATTTCCGGATGGCTCCGGAGGACTGGCTGCAGGCAGAGATGCAGGGTGAGATTGTGGCACTGGTCCACAGTCATCCCGGTGGTCTGCCCTGGCTGAGTGAGGCTGACCGGCGGCTGCAGGTGCAGAGTGATTTGCCGTGGTGGCTGGTCTGCCGGGGGGCGATTCACAAGTTCCGCTGTGTGCCACATCTTACCGGGCGTCGCTTTGAGCACGGGGTGACGGACTGTTACACGCTGTTCCGGGATGCTTATCATCTGGCGGGGATTGAGATGCCGGATTTTCATCGCGGGGATGACTGGTGGCGTAACGGTCAGAATCTCTATCTTGGCAATATGGAGGCGACTGGTTTTTACCGTGTCGCACTGACAGAGGCGCAGCCTGGCGACGTGCTGCTGTGCTGCTTTGGTTCATCGGTGCCGAATCATGCCGCAATTTACTGCGGCGACGGCGAGCTGCTGCACCATATTCCTGAACAACTGAGTAAACGAGAGAGGTATACCGACAAATGGCAGCGACGCACACACTCCCTCTGGCGTCACCGGGAATGGCACGCATCTGCCTTTACGGGGATTTACAACGATTTGGCCGCCGCATCGACCTTCGTGTGAAAACGGGGGCTGAAGCCATCCGGGCGCTGGCCACGCAGCTTCCGTCGTTTCGCCAGAAACTGAATGAGGGCTGGTATCAGGTGCGCATTGCCGGGCGTGATGCAGGCGAAAATGAATTATCTGCCCGTCTTAATGAGCCGCTGGAAAATGGTGCCGTGATTCACATCGTGCCGCGTATGGCGGGAGCTAAAAGTGGCGGTGTGTTTCAGGTGGTGCTGGGGGCGGCGCTGATTGCGGTGGCATGGTGGAACCCTGTGGGCTGGCTGGGTGCTGCGGCTGTATCGGGCATGTATGCGGCAGGGGCCGGTATGATTCTGGGTGGTGTGGCCCAGATGCTGGCACCGAAAGCCAGGACGCCCACGGCAGCCAGTACAGATAACGGCAAACAGAACACCTATTTCTCCTCACTGGATAACATGGTTGCTCAGGGCAATGTTCTGCCTGTTCTGTACGGTGAAATGCGTGTGGGGTCGCGGGTGGTTTCTCAGGAGATCAGCACGGCAGACGAAGGTGACGGTGGTCAGGTTGTGGTGATTGGTCGCTGATGCAAAATGTTTTATGTGAAACCGCCTGCGGGCGGTTTTGTCGTTTATGGAGCATGACGAATGGGTAAAGGCAGCAGTAAGGGGCATACCCCGCGCGAAGCGAAGGACAACCTGAAGTCCACGCAGTTGCTGAGTGTGATCGATGCCATCAGCGAAGGGCCGGTTGAAGGTCCGGTGGATGGGTTAAAAAGCGTGCTGCTGAACAGTACGCCGGTGCTGGACAGTGAGGGGAATACCAATATCTCCGGTGTCACGGTGGTGTTCCGGGCAGGTGAGCAGGAGCAGACACCGCCGGAGGGGTTTGAATCCTCCGGCTCCGAGACGGTGCTGGGTACGGAAGTGAAATATGACACGCCGATCACCCGGACCATCACGTCGGCAAACATCGACCGTCTGCGCTTTACCTTCGGTGTACAGGCACTGGTGGAAACCACCTCAAAGGGAGACAGGAATCCGTCGGAAGTTCGCCTGCTGGTTCAGATACAGCGTAACGGTGGCTGGGTGACGGAAAAAGACATCACCATTAAGGGCAAAACCACCTCGCAGTATCTGGCCTCGGTGGTGGTGGATAACCTGCCTCCGCGCCCGTTCAATATCCGGATGCGCAGGATGACACCGGACAGCACCACAGACCAGCTGCAGAACAAAACGCTCTGGTCGTCATACACCGAAATCATCGATGTGAAACAGTGCTACCCGAACACGGCACTGGTCGGCGTGCAGGTGGATTCGGAGCAGTTCGGCAGCCAGCAGGTGAGCCGTAATTATCATCTGCGCGGGCGTATTCTGCAGGTGCCGTCGAATTATAACCCGCAGACGCGGCAATACAGCGGTATCTGGGACGGAACGTTAAAACCAGCATACAGCAACAACATGGCCTGGTGTCTGTGGGATATGCTGACCCACCCGCGCTACGGCATGGGGAAACGTCTTGGTGCGGCGGATGTGGACAAATGGGCGCTGTATGTCATCGGCCAGTACTGCGACCAGTCAGTGCCGGACGGCTTTGGCGGCACGGAGCCGCGCATCACCTGTAATGCGTACCTGACCACACAGCGCAAGGCGTGGGATGTGCTCAGTGATTTCTGCTCGGCGATGCGC